ACCTGCTTGCCCATTTCGCCGTAACGGCCGAAGCAACTGTCGACCACGCTGGTGAACATCTTCTTTACATGCTCATCGATGATTTCGACTGGCTTGTCGCTGTTTGCGAAAGCAGTGACACGCTCGGCAAGCAGCGCTTGAAGGGTTTGTTCGCTCATTTGATGCTCCGTGCTTGATCGGTTGATTTCCCGTCTGGCCCTGTCGCCAAGGCCAGCCAGTGAAATCAGTCGTTGAAACCCGGCTTCTCGCCGAGACGCTTTTTGCGCTCACTAACCATCGCCTCGGCGTAATCAAATGCGTCACTAGCGACCTCTTCGGGAAGTCGTGGCGTCTGCCCGGCAAGCATCCCCAGCATCGCGGCGATTGCGATGCCTTCTTTGTCTTCAAATTCAGCACGAGTCATGGTGTTGCTCCGTTCGGTTGTTTTCCCAATGCACCCGTCACCAGGTGCATCAGTGAAAAAATTCCGTGTTTCTCCGCACCCGCTTACCAGGTCATTCACTCAGTTCGGTCAACACCTCGTCCGCCGTCGCAGTGGGCTGCGCGTGGGCAGGCTTTCGGGCCTGTCGGATCGCCGGTCGCCGGTAGAGGCAAATGCGGTTTTGTTCATCGGTTTACTGACCTCCCACCGATGGAGCCGGGAGTGACCTAACCGGACTGGCCGGGTAGTCGTTCATGGCGCTGGTTGTTAAAGAGCGGCGGGACTGTTGAGGCCCTTCGCAGTGGCTGTGTGTCGCTGCGATAGGCAGAATATAGGCACTCCCATATTTAGTGTCAATGGGTATTCCCATAAAATTTGATTCTCCCGTATTTCTGGTCGCAAAAAAGCCCGCACGTGGCGGGCTTCAGATGAAGCTCGTGCGATCTACACCGCCTGCTGCTCCAATTCAGAGCCACAGTATCGGCACTTCTTAGCGGCGGCCTTGATGGTCTCCGCGCAGAACGGGCATTCCTTGTTCGCGGCAGCGGCAGCAAGATCCTCGGCGTAAGTTGTGGTCTCGACCGGATGGGCAGTGTGGATTGTGGGTTTGTTGAGTGCCCAGATGAAAGCCGCAACCCAGCCGATAAAAGTCCAGCCGGCGAGGAGGTTTAGCGCGAAGATCGGCGTGGCCTTGGGGTGTTCGCCAACAGCGCAAATTGTCGGGTAGAAGTACAGCGCGATCGCGCTCGGAAAGAAAACGATGCTTGCGACCATCGCAAAGCCGTTGGTGCCGCTCCCAATCAGGTAGCTGATCAGGCAAACAATCCCGAGCAAAATCAGGCCTACGATCTTCATTGGTTCCCTCCATCAATTGAGCTGAGATCTTACCATTCGAGGCCGTGCGCCACCATTTTCTGCGCCGTCAGTCGCCCCCACTGAACGGCTGCGCTATGAGAGATCTCTACCAGTGCACACCCACCAGGTACTCACCATGAACGACGATCGGAAAAAGCTGGCGTTGGTTGCTTGGCGAAAATTGCTCGAAGAGCCAGAAATTCAGATGGACGTCGAGGAGCAATACGACGAACTGCTGAAGCTGGCGGACGAATATAAGCGCAGCGGCATGATCAACAGTGATGACTGGAGGGAGCTGGTGGAGGAGGCGACAGCCTTCTACGCGCACTCGGTCGAGGGGCTTGAGGGCGGTATGTAAGCGAATTCGCCACGCGTCACTCTTTTGCCAGCGCGGATTCCAGATCAGTAATTTGTGACGGTAGGACGTAAAGGTAGGAAATCAAGTAATCCAGAAGCTCCACCATCTTTCTGGCCATTGGTTCAGTGGGTTCATTCGCATCGTCGAAATGCGCACCAAGGTTTCCTCCGGAGCGAATGGCATGGGAAAGAGACTCAAGTGGAGCCGCAAGATCATGATTAGTTTTGACTTCGTCAATCAACTGGAAAAGAGATTTTGCTCTTTTATCGGTTGCGACCAGATATTTGAAAATACCTTCAAGAGTTCTGCGCGCACCAACGGCAGTAGCAGGAAAATTCTTGGCATTTAGTGAATCGATTGTTGATCTAAGCGCGCGCTGGAGGGGTTCAGGAACCGTATCCGGTAAAACTGGATGACGATAGCCTTTGATCGTCCTGGATGGATACATAAACACTTGGTATGCGGGTGTTGGAGCATTCCCATCGGCGTCTAAAGGCGTTTTTATCGTCCAAAAATGCACTGCGCGTCCACAGCCTGGGCACGAACTGGTCGAGGCGACCGCATCTCGATTTCGATCATCTGTGAAAGTGGTGAGCGAAAAGATTACTTTCTCATCGCAAAAAGGGCAGATGGCGGAGATCGATGCCGCGGTCCGTCCGCCGGATACTTGCCAGCGCTTCACTGATAAGTCGTTGATTAAATCCAATTCTCGATCTCCATTTCATAAATTGGCCATCAAAAGATTAGATGGTCTAAGAAAATCCGGACAACCTTTTAATCAGCGCGAATACATCGCCCACCAGAACACATGCCCCAAGATCGAGATCTGCTGCTCCTGGATTTGCTGGAATGTGTAGTCCTCGTCCGGATGCTCGTCACGATTGAAGCTGCGCAGGCGCAGGCCGATTGGGATGCGGTAGACCTGCTTCACGCGAAGCTGGCCGTTGTGGTTGATGGCGTACATCTCGCCGTCAACAATATCGCTCAGTGAGTTTTTCCCCACGTTCACGCCAACCGTCGCGCCGTCGCGCAGCACGGGCATCATGCTGTTGCCGCCAACCTTGACGCACTTCGCGTTACTGAACTGGACGCCATTGTGGCGCAAGTCTTTCTTGAAGAAGCGCAGCCGCGAGCTGTCGCATTCTTCGATCGCAAACTTTCCGGATCCGGCTGCCAGCTCCACCTCATGGAGGAAAGGGACGTACACCTCGTCATCATCGAGTGGGGTTTCGTCATCCCAAGTTTCGATGGTGCCAAGTTTCACGCTGGGCTGGATGCGTTCAGCCTGATGATCAAGCACACCTTTGAGCATGTCACCGACACCTTCAGCCAGCCACATAGGGGACACGCCACATACAGAGGCGATCTGAGCTGCGAAGGCTGTAGCCTTCGATTTCCCTCTCTCTAAATCCGAGATAGAGGTCTGCGTGAGGCCGGCGCGCTCCGCAAGCTCGGTTTGATTGAGCTTGGCGTGGCGGCGGGCGGTTTTGAGTCGGTCTTTGAATTCCATCAGTGGAGTATTACGGGCGCTCCCATACCCTTGCAAATCGGTATTCCCATAACCTACTATATGGGTATTCCCGTATGGAGGGGCATCATGAACGCAATTTACAAGGGCCTCGTTGACTACTTCGGCACCCAGGAGGCCACTGCCGAAAAGCTCAAGGTTGATCAAAGCACCGTTTCCGGCTGGGTTCGGGGGAAGCACGGCATGTCTCCGGTTATTGCCAAGCGAGCGGAGGCGCTGACCGAAGGTGCTTTCAAAAAAGAAAAGCTGTGTCCGTCGTTTCCTTGGGCCGAGATGGCCGCCTAAGCGGCATCCCTGTCCGCCAATCCGTTGAAGCCAGATTAGAAGAGAGCAGTCCCTATGGAAACGTCCAGTCCAAGACATAGCGTCCAAACTCGTGACCAAGTGCTGGTGGCGCATGCGGCAAACCAGATCGCCCGAACCAGCTTGAGTCAGGACGATTTCGCGCAATCGCTGAGCCGTGAGCTGCACCTGTCGATTCCTGAGCGCGCCAAGAAGAAGGAAGTTCCAGACTTCAATTCGCCAGAACTGACCGGTGACGTGAGCGAGTTTGTGAAGGCGACCGGTCGCTGGCTGAAACGTGTACAGCGCTGGCTCTCCGGGGATCAGGAGATGCCTTCTTGGCTGGAGGAGTCTTGGGTGAACGCTCTGGAGCCGGAGTTTCGCGACAACTGCATCAATGAACTGGCTGGCCGCCATGGCTTGATCGGCGCTAGCCAGATGCAGAGCGACCAGTGCGCCAACAAAAGCTTCGGTGCACTGATCCGCGCGCTGGGCGACGTGATCGATACCGGTAGCGAAGTCTTTGATGACCAGGTGATGTGCGAAGAGGACCTGCCGCACCTGCCGGCGTTCGCTGAGCAATGCCGTCAGGTCGAGGCTCGGGCAGGGGAGTTAGGACGGAAGGCCGAGACCCTACTTGCGAAACACAAACCGAATTTGAAGCTTGCCTGAATCGCAGGCACAAAAAAGCCGGGATTGCGCCCCGGCTAATTCATTAACACTTGATGAGGCCGATTATGCATAGCCAACCTACTTCAAGCAATACCCCCAACAGTGTCGCGACACGTTTTTCGAGTTCTGAAAACGTGTCGCGTACCACGATGTCCTCCCGCGAGATCGCTAACGTCACCGGCAAGCGGCACGCCAACGTGAAGCGCGACATCGCTGCGATGCTGAAAGAACTGAAATTAGATGTACTCAGTTTTGAGCACATCTATCTGGACGGTCAAAACCGGGAGCAGGTCGAATACATGCTCGACTGCGAACACACCGACTGCTTGCTCACCGGCTACAGCGCCCCGATGCGCATGAAGGTGATTCGCCGTTGGCGGGAGTTGGAGCCGCAGCAGGGCGCCCGCGAGCAGGTTCTGCTCAATGGCACCAAGGTCGTTGGCGAGATCGCCATCATGGAGTGCTTTACGCGCCTGCTGAAGCCGGCTCCATCCTGCCAGATGGCCATGCTCACGAAGATCGCCCAGAACAACGGTCTTGACCCGAAGTTTCTCCCAGGCTACGCCGTCGACGCTGCGCCAGATGCCACCGGCGGATCCTCAATGCCCACCAAGTCAGCCACGGCCTTGCTGAAAGACAGCGGCATTCCCGTGTCACCTGCTGAGTTCAACCGCGCACTGGAAGCCATGGGCTTTCTGAAGCAGCTCCAGCGCAAGAACTCCAAACAGGAAATGGTTCCGTTCTGGACGGTGACCGAGAAGGGCATGGCCTACGGCAAGAACCTGACCAACCCCCAATCCCCACGCGAAACACAGCCTCACTGGTATGTGGATCGTTTCCCTGAATTGACCAAACTGGTCGGGAAGGCCTGATATGCAATTCACCGTCACGATCAATCAGGTGA